TTGGGATAAACTCGTATATGGCTTTCTGGGTTGCTTAAAACGGTATCTGCACTAAATAAAGGTAACGCAGAATTTTTTACAACGTGTTTATATTTAAAAAATTCTTTTGCATGATCATATTTTACAATATCCCTTTTCTTTTTTATTAAATCTACCGCAATTAGCGTGCTTGCAAAATACCCGTTATCTAAACTAGATAAGTGATCTAATCCGTTTAAAACATCTATATTTTGTATTAGAGCCATTTTTTCAGCAACATCGTCAGTTCCTCTTGAAACTCCGGTTGCTGCATAATTATACTGCCCGACTACTTCTCCCTTATCTAATATATCTTCGATTGTACCAAAATAAAACTGTTGAGAGGTTTCCCACATTAAAAAATTACAAGCTTTGCCGGTTGTGGGCATAGCCTTTCGTGCTAACCAATTTATACATTCAAACGGAGTCCACCCCGGACTAACAAATTTAACTTTGTTGGCGGTTGTACTATAAACTTGCAGACCCGTTTTATCCTGACTTGAGCTTAGTGTTTCATTTAGATTATAGTTTAAATTTCTATTAATTTCTATATTTTCTGAGAATATTTTTTCAACTATTGTAGATACTGTTCCAGTAAATGCAGAATATAGTGGAGATAACGAATCAACAATCGCTTCTCTAGAAATAAATTTTAATTTATATAACTGAGTATTTTGATCCCGAACTATTGTTCTATCTTCAACTGATGTAACTCTAAATGTTTTATAAATTTGAGAATTTAAGGTAGGTGTTTGAAGTTTAACAATTAAATATTCTTCCCCTATAATGGGTAAAAATCTGACAATGTTTCTGCTATCAGATAATAATATGTCACCAGACATAACATTACTAAATATACTTTCAAATATATTCAATTCTACTAGATAGTCATTCAAAGGAATAAATTTTCCATTTGCGACTAAAATCAGTTCTTCGATCGATACTTCACCTGGGGACTGAATCCCGTCTTGTGTTGCTGTACTCATTGATTAATTAAAGAAGTAAATGAAGAATCTAAAGACGCGACAATTGAAGGTTTTAGTATATTAATACGTCTTTTTTGCTCATTTTGTAATTCTTCATACATTAAATTACTTATAGGATATAGGTATTGTGGCCCAGGTGAACTTTCAAGAACAATATTAATTTGCACATTTAAATTAGATGCTTGTGATTCTATTGCTGTTGTAGTGTTATAATTTGAATTCTCATATAATCCTCTGTACCCAGATATGATATATTCTTGAGGATTAACATAATGATGTAACTTATTAATATTTACTTCGCCATATTTACCTTTACAAAATTCAACAAGGTTATAATAAGACAATGGCCAATCAAATCTAGGATCAATTATGTCGTTTGCCATTAGTATAACCCAATGTAAATTCGAATCACCATACCAATAGTTTGCAACAATTTCTGGAGTTTCTCCATCTTTAACATCATATTGGTCAAAGAATGTGCCAGATTGAGTTATCTCAGATGATAGTTTTATTCTTCTCAAAATATCAGGAACTAATTGATATGTTTTTTTATTATCCAACGTATACGGCAAAAGAGGAAATTTTTCAAAGAACATCTTAGACTCCTTGCGATATTATATTTTCTCGAGTCTGCAAATCTAACTCTCTGAAACTTAAAGATAAATTAATTTCGGTTGGCGCACCATCTGCAAATGATGCAAATTGTTCTCCGCCATAATCAACTGATAAATCTGTCAATGCACAACTAGTAATTTTGTTTAAATATCCATTCTCAGAATTATTATAGTAATATTTTATTTCAAATTCAGAAGGATATATGTAAAAATATCCGCCGGCAGATAATTCAGGATGCATATGTTCTTTAAATGTATCTATTATGTCATACACCATACGAACTTCAGTTTGATTTTTTGGCATGAATTTATATTTAAAATTAAATTTTCTGTAGTCAACGCCTTCAAAAAATACTTCTCTAAACGGATTTGTTTTAACCTTTGCCCCCAATTGAGCAATATCAGCAATTGAAGCATTTCCAAATCCTGGTAATAGCGATGGAATTTTTGCAAGTTGGAGACCCATTGCCGCACCCAATTCTCCGCCACCTGGACCAAGAGCAGTGTCCGTAAGAGAGGTGTCTCCTGAAAGAAACCCACCAAGTACGCCCATATCTTTATCTTGATAATTTATACCGTATGTGACTGAAGGACGTTCTTGCATTGCAAGAGTAATAACATCCTTTAATCTATATTTTTTATCATTCTGCATAATTGAGGTATTTAACGTAGCAGCTGTTATTGCAATTGCTGCACCTCCTAATGCCGCAGTTTTTGCGGTTTCTTTTACAGCCGCCTTTGCTGCGCCGTATCCGCCTTTATCCGCAATTGCTTTTGCAGCACCTACAATTCCAGAAACAACTGATCCGCCGCCCACGATTGCCGCAGCTTTACCCAACGCATTTACAGAATTTAATCCCGCTTGATCGCTTCTTCGAGTACTGTTAACAGGAGATTTAAAAGTATTGTAACTTTCTTTAAATTTAGATTTTCCCCTAACATTTACAAAAAAAGCAACGTAATGTTGTAAATCTGGGTTAGAACCAACCCCCATGGGATAACTGTATGATCCTACGCTGTAGGATGCGCTAAATGATTTGGTTTGAACACTATTACTTGCAGCCATTTGTTTCCTATAAATATTATAGTTATTAATTATTTATATGAGTTATGTATACCAAAACCTATAAAGGTCGCTATAGAGTAGTAAATGCTAAGAAATACAAGGGTGATATATCAAATATAGTATATCGATCTTTGTGGGAACTTAAATTCATGAAATGGTGCGATGACAATATTTCGGTTGTAGAATGGGGATCTGAAACAATAATTATCCCTTATATATCTCCGATTGACAATAAGATACATAGGTATTTCGTAGATTTCTACATAAAAATTAAGAATAAAAATAATCTTATAGAAAAATATTTAATAGAAATAAAACCTGAAAAATTTACAAAACCTCCAGAAATACCAACTAAACGGACCAAAAGGTTTATAGATGAAGTATTTCAGTATGGGGTAAATGACGCAAAGTGGAAAGCAGCATTTGAGTTTTGTAAAGATAGAAATATGAAATTTGTTATATTAACAGAAAAAGACTTGGGAATAAAAACAGCAAATGGCAAACAAAAATCCCTTTGAGACAATACGTTTAAATGCCGCAGGGCAAGAAAAATCGTATCAATGGTATAGACAACAAATAGGTAATATGGGCAAATTTGCAACCGCAAATCAAACCTTAAGGGACACGCCCATGGTTTCATCTATAACACCTGGTGAAATGTATTTATTCTACTATGACCCAAAACACAAAGATGAACTTGCATATTATGACAGATTGCCCCTAGTTCTTCCTTTTAGAAAAGTTCCTGGCGGATTTTATGGAATTAATCTACACTATTTACCATATCTAATGAGATTTAGAATACTTGAAAAATTGTCAGACTATTCAGTAAACAATTCCGGAGATACACGGATTAGATTATCTTGGAATTTATTAAACTCAACATCTAAATTACAACCGGCAAAATTTGCAGTAAAACATTATCTCAATGCCCATGTAAAAACTAGATTTTACAAAATACAGTCAGATGATTGGATAACCGCTTCGCAATTACCAATCGAAAAATTTGTGGGTGCTCAGAAAACAAAAGTCTGGCAAGATGCAAATAAAGAAGCATATTAAAAAGGAACGTAATGTCAACGTTTAATCTAAACGAATTTACTAGAAAAGTTGCTAGTGGCGGGCTTGCCGTACCTTCTAGATTTGAAGTTTCAATAACTCCGCCCGCCGCATTAAGTACTTTTACAGATCATAGCAGAAGAATTAGTTTATTCTGCGAGATAACAAATTTACCGGGTGTATCAGTAACAACCAAAGGTCTTAGAATTTATGGGTCAGCATATCAAAGACCAGTATCCGCTGAATTTGGAGGAGAATCTATTACTATGACATTTTACGTGGATAGAGAAATGAATACAAAAGCATTCTTTGATGCTTGGGTTTTTAATATAATAAATCTAAACTCATTTAATGTATCATACCCATCAGAATATGTTTCCCAAATTGAAATAAGACAGTTGGATCAACGAGATAACGAAACATATTCTATTATGTTGGAAGATGCGTTTCCTAGAGTGGTAAATATGCTAGATTTAAATATGGGGGCAGTTAATCAAGTACACAAATTAAATGTGACTTTTGCATATAGAAGATGGGCACCCACACATAAATTAACTGAATCAATTGATGTTTTTAACCCAACACTACAAAATCCTAAACCGCCAAGAGGCGGCGCGGATCAATTTAATTGAATAACATAAAGGATATATAATGGCTTTGCCTATATTAGAAACCCCAACCTATGAATTAATACTACCATCTACAAATAAAAAAGTAACATTTAGACCTTTTTTAGTTAGAGAATATAAAATTTTGTTAACGTCTGTAGAAGCAGATGTTGTTGAAATTTCAAGAATTGTTACAGAGCTTGTGGATAATTGTACGTTTAAAAAACTTAATATAAACAAGCTTGCGCATTTTGATATTGAATATTTGTTTTTAAATATTCGTGCAAAATCTATAAGTGAAAGTACAGATATAATTATTAATTGTAAATGCGGTGAAAAGATAGAACATACTTTGGATTTAACTAAAATTGAGGTATCTAAAAATCTAGATACCAGTAATAAAGTTATGTTGACTGAAGATGCAGGGGTAATTTTAAGATATCCCAAGTTCGATGAAATGTTAGATATTCATAACAATGTAAATAGCGAAAAAATTGTAAATTTAATTACAGATTGTATAGATGCGGTATTTACTAAAGATGATTATTATGACTCTACAACATACAGTAAAGAAGAATTAAATGATTTTGTTAGCACATTTACAAAGAAACAGTTTGATAAATTAGAAGAATTTTTTAGAAAAATTCCAAAAGTAGTTCAAAGAATTGAAAAAGATTGTCCGGCGTGCGGCACTAAAAATATTGTAGAGCTTGAGGGAATACAAAATTTTTTCGTCTAACTCTTTCTCACGAAAGTTTGGTTAGCTATTTTCAATTAAATTTTTCCTTGATGCAGCATCATAAATACTCATTATCGGAAATAGAAAATATGTTACCGTGGGAAAGAGAAATTTACGTATCATTGTTAGTAAACTATATTAATGAAGAAAATGAAAAAATAAAAGCTAGAAAAGCAAGGAGTTAATATGTTTGGTAAAAAGAAAACTGAAGAAGTTGTAGTAGAGAAAAAACCCGATGAAGATTGGATGACGAAGAAATGGCGTCCAATGATGGCAATGATGTATATGACTTGCTGTTTATTCGATTTTGCTTTATTTCCAATTATGTTTACAGTTGTGCAGTTCTGGGAAGTTCAAGCTGCAAACGACGCATTTAGACAATGGGTACCCATCACATTACAGGGCGGTGGACTATTTCACGTGGCTATGGGTGGCGTATTGGGCGTTTCTGCTTATGGTAGAACACAAGAAAAAGTTGCTGGCGCTACAAATGTGTCAACCAGTGTTCCAACTCCAGAGTTAAGCAGTGCTCCTCCAGTACAATCACCTAGCTCATTTGGTGGCGGATTTAATTCTGCCCCAGTAACAACTGCGGCGGCACCTTCAAATTCGTTTGGTGGAAGTTTTGATTCTGCACCCGTCGACACTGGCTTTGGTGCACCGACAACAGCAACTAAACCAATAGTTAGAAGACCTGTATAATGGCAAACGCACTTGCTCCTCAAAACCCTTTAGCAGAAGTTGCTGAATTATTTGGCAAAGACGGACTTGCGCACAAAGATTTAGACAATTTAACTGTTGCAATAGATAGCTTAATTAGTACTTTGGAAAAGCGAGCAGGTAAAGAAAAAAACGAAGATACAGTCGGCCGCACCGGTAAAAATCCACGCGACCCGTATTCCGATGGAAAAACACCTAGATCTCTTAAAAATGATCTTGTAGGATTTAAACGCGGATTAGCAGATGCGTTATTTAACGATCCAAAACAATATTTCAAAGGCAAATCTAGTTTGCCCGACGAATTAGACAAAAAAATTGATCCAACATTAAATGACGCAGCATTAACAGATATGAAAATACCTGTAGTTGAAGAACAACCGCAAGATACTACTCAACCTACAACTATAGAACCTGTATCTACAGAACAACCTCAACCTACAACTATAGAACCTGTATCTACAGAACAACCTCAACCTACAACTATAGAACCTGTATCTACAGAACAACCTCAAGATATTACTCAACCAATTACAACTAATGAAACTTCTGATGATCCAAATACTAATAAAGTGTTATCGGATATGGTAGAAGTTTTAATTGATTTGCGTGATGACAAAACGCAGCATCAAATATTACAAGAAGCTATTGAAATTAGAAAAATTATATTTGATCAAAGTAAAAAAATAGAATTACCAGGCGGAGTTGAGCCTAATAGCGATTCTGCAAAACAAGAAGATCGAGAAAAACTTGCTGAAGCAATTGCAACAAGATTAAAAGATGTGATGGGTGATATGGGATCTAATTCGGAATTTGATTTTCCTGACAGAAGAAACAGACGCACGCCTGGTGGTAAAACTGTTTCGCCGAGCGGAGGATCGTCTAAAGGAAAAATGACCGGCCGCCTAGCAGGCGTAGGAGCCGGTTTAGCAATGGTAGGAGCGGGTGCCGCCGTAGACTATGGATTAGGGACACTTGGCGTGGGAAAAGACGAAGAAGGAAATGACCTACAGATTGATGAAAAACAAGATGATGAAAATTGGGATAAAATGACTGTCGGTGAAAAAATACAATCTGGTATGGCAAGAGGAGTAGAAAAAGTTGGAAGTTCATTATTTTTAGGCAACATTGCAAATGAGGCAAAATCTGAAAGAATAAAGAATGAAACCAAATATTTAAAAGATAAAAAAGTAGCAGCGCCAGTTGGCGAAACTGATGCACAAGCAAGTTTAAGAATTGCTAATGAAAATGACGCCCGCGAAGAAGCTAGAATTGAAGCCAAAGGCAGTGGTACTTATGTTGGGAATGAGAAGCTTGTTTCTGGACAACCACTTTCTGATAAGCAAATGAGAGCTAATGAGTTATCTAGATCAATGGGAAATTCGCCCACCGTTGAACCAAAACCCACAGTAAACAATGTGGGTAAAATTTTAGATAAAGTAACAGATCAACGTACAGAATTAAAAGCCGATATGAGTGAATCTAAAACACAAATGATTACACCAATTGTATCTAATAAGACAATTAATAATACAGAACAAACAATTATAGGTACGCCACCTAGTCCCCATCCAAGTACGAATTCGTTCTTGCGATTCCAAAATAAGATATCGGGATACACTGATTCCGTTAGATAAAAAAAGCCCGGTCTCCCGGGCTTTTCTTTTACTTCTTAGCTTCTTTTTCGGCTTTTAATTCCTCGGGTCGTTTAACCTTTGGCTTTGCCGGTTTGTCTGCTACTGCGTCTGCAGGTTTATCCTCTTTAGGCTTCTTTTCAATTTTGGTGACGCCTGGAGTCGCTGTTGGTTCCGGTGCTTTCGCTTTCTGCGTCTTCACCGGTTCCTTCTTTTTTTCTGCAGGTTTATCCTCTGCAGCATAACCAGAATTGGCCATGGCCAAAGCGGCCAAAAACGCAATTAGTGTTTTACTGAATTTCATAGAATTCTCCGATTAGTCATCGCTTGCTAATTTAGCAAAGTATGATAGTGATTCATCATCGTCATCAAAGTCTACATCCTTTTTAGGAGTAGGAATTGATGCACGAGGGGCGGATGCTTGTGTTGGTTTTGTTCCAACGTTTTCATCTAAATCAATATCTTCTGCAGCTTTTACCAGGGGTGCGCCTGCAGCAAGAACCATAGTAAGTTTTTTCTTCAAATCATCATATGATTTAAAGTTCTTAGCATCTAAGAATGCTGTCAAAGAATGTTGTTTGCTCCAAATATCTTCAATGACTGAATCTTCATTAGAGATAGGGCTTGTTGATTCGAATTCAGACTTATCATAATTACGATAACCCTCAACATTGCGAATCTTTAACTTGAAGTTTGCGCCAGTGTCAAAGTCAAAAACATTAACTGGTTTCTCATCTTCAAACTGAGGATCAGCCATGTCTTTAATCTTGTCCCAAATTTTCTTGCCGAATTTAAACAAGAAAACTTTGCCTTCATTGTCTGGGCGAGATGGATCTTTAACAACAAGAATGTTAGCGTAGTATGTCAACTTGCGCTTTTGTTTGCGAGCAACTTCTTTATTTGCTTCTGAACCTGAGTTCCACAATTCAGTATTGAGTTCTGAAACTGGGTCTTGTTTACCGATAGTGGTCAACGAATTTTCGATGTACCATTTACCTGTAGGGCCCTGAAATCCGTGATTCCAAACACGAACAAACGGCAAATCTTCACCTTTAGGTGGAGCCAAGAAGCGAATAACAGCATAGCCGTTACCTGCTTTATCAACTTCTGGTTGCCAGAAGCGATCGTCTGATTTTTTAGAATCGGATTGGGGGTTTGCGATCTTTTCGACTTCTTTCATTAATGAATCGAAGCCTCCGCGAGATTTGCGTAGATCAGATAGTGAAGTATAAGCCATAATATTTCCTTTCGTATTGGCGTAGTATAAGCGTAGTATTAACGTCGTTTATTTTTTTGATTAACGTATGCATAATCTAGAAATTCATCAAACACATCATCGTCTTTTTTCAATGATGCTACATTATATATAATCTTTCGATGTTTGTCAATTTTTGAGGTACCCTTTTCAACTCGGCGTATCTTTTTCTCGCGATCGTACCAATCGCCCTTATTAGTTTTATTCATTTTAAAAAATAAAAATCCTCATAAATTTAAACATCTTTTGTTCTTGTTGTCTGAACCCGGACATAAGGCCAAGACAATACCCTCTTACTTAATTCTTGTTGCCCGCGGGCAAGTTTAATTAAATATCTTTGCGTTTCCAACATTGTTTCCTGTTGTTGCCTAATTATTTCTTGCAGCATTGTTATATTTTCTTCAAGCTTTTTAATTTTCTTATTAGATTGCACTAATTCGGCGTCTAAAGATTCCATCGTATTTTTCCAAGTCTAAAATTAGAAACGGTTTATATTTTTTAATGAGTCTAGAGACATCAGGCCACACCACTGTGTCACTAATTTCTTTATCATAAATTTCAACAAACCCATTAAGTTTCTCAAGAATTACTAATGTCTCTAGACTAATAGTTTTTCTTAAAAAGGCTTTTATTATATATGGGTGTTGCCCTTTAGATACGGTGAAAATATCATTAAATTTTAATCCAGAATCATCTATTTCCTGAATTAAATTATCCAAATCTTGCGTAAAATTGTAAGATAAACTCTCAATTTTCTTCTTCCACATTTGGTATCGTTGACCCGCTTCCGTATCAAACATTCCGCCCCATCGGTCACCTGAGACAAAATTAGCAATTAAAAAATTTGCAACTTCTTCATCCGAATAATTCTTTGAAATTTTTCTAATAGAGAACAAATCGGTTCTTTTAGCAAACGCTTGTCTGCTTGCACGTACTCTGCCTTTTTGTTTAATAACATCATACGCATCTGTTGTAAAATGTAGTTTAAGCGCAATATACATTTTGTAAACTGAAAATTCATCCATTATCATAACGGCAATTTGCCCCTTGATCGCATATAATTTTGATCTTCAGCCTCAATTTGAATTTTATCTTTAAGAGATTGATTAATTAGTTTTGTAACTGCTTCAACATCGATATCGACATCGTTACAATACGCAATTACTGCATCCATATATCCAATTGAGTCTTGTAATACTTTTTCTTCAATGTATAATGAAAATTCATTTGGAGATCTAAATCTCTTAGTAATAATTAGAGCATCGGTTAATGTCTCATTTGTTTCTGGTTCTAACATTTCTATCATTCGATTTCTGGAAATAAGATTTCATCCATAAAGTTTCTAAACACCGTTTCGTCGATGCCTAAGTTAATCATCATTGCTGGCGTATGCGGATTCATCTTTTGAAACTTACAATAGTTATTATATTTCTCTTTGTATGATTCTCCGATTTTATCCGCTTGTCCTACATTATATAGGTAAACGTGTAAGCTTTCAATAGCTAGATCGGATAATTTGTCCAATTCTTCTTCTTCGGATATATTACCTGCCGCAATCATGCCGGGACTAAAAATTTGAGTTGCCCAATCAGGCAACACCCTTGGTTTATTCCATTCTAATTTAGATGAACGGTCAATGAACCAAGTATATAGATCACAATTTCCGTTTTTAGAAAAATCATGGAATGCGCCTGTAATTTTATTAGCCCCGCAAACTACGTCAAAACCAAAGATTGGAGTAGGGTCATCTAACTCTGGAAAAATTGTCATGTGCATAACCCAGATCTTTTTTGCTTCTCGTGCATCAACAATTTCTACATGCGCGCGACGATAATTGCGAGAAGTAAAAATATAATTTTCCCAAAGATATCCGTTACCTTGTTCCGCAGTGTATTTTAGCTCATCATCTGTGGTTTGTTCCAAAGTCTCAAGAATATTTTGAGACAATGGAATCATTTTATCCCATACTAAAGACATTAATTAAATTCCTTAGCAATTGCAATGTTATAATCAAAAGCAACACAAGCCTCAGGGCCCATGTTGTCATTTAATTTAGCGCGGAAGTTATTTGTCAGTTCTTCTTTGTTTTCAAACTGAAACATTGTACCTGATCCTGGTACAAGTTTAGCAAAGATTTGACCACCGTTTAAATCGCCCAAATATCGTACATACATATGTGCAATTAAATCATCATGCTCAGTAATATCCATAATGTATTGAATATACTTTAATGTGGGTTCTTTAATTGTATACGTTTTATCTGGAACTGCAAGCTCTTGAAAATCTTTAAAAATTGCTTCTGCTCGATACAATCCCGGAATTCCCTCGTATGTACCTAATTTAGGTCCTGTTATATTTTCCATTGCATGATAAATCAAATATAGCTGATACAAATATTCAGCATATTTACTTTTCTCAACTCGTTTTTGAAAAATCTCTTTAATAAAGGGTTGCGTTTCCGCTTCCTTATGTTTTTCTAGTGTTTGTTCTTTTAATGTAGCCATGATTATTTAAATAGTATTAAAGCAAGAAGCACTGAGTGAATAATAAATCCTACACCAATAGTTACAATGTGTAGCATATCCCGAAGAATTACCGCTCGGACAAATAACATGGACAGGCCTGCCCAAATGAATAAAATAAGATCAACGGGCGGCATCTTATCTGATAGACCCGACATGATTGAAATCATTGTAGGTACGGTTGCAGCATGAATAAAAACAATACCGATCCAGGCAATTGTTTCGGCTGTTGCAACTGTTAGTGTTGTTTTGCAATAGTTAATAACATCTTGTAGTGTGGGATATTTCATAATTTATTTGTAAAAGATATGGTTGCCAATTTGTGCGATT